GGCGTGAGTATCCTTTCTGCCCCTCGAGGGCTGTGTGATCCGTAGACCACCAAAGTGTACTCACGCCGCCTTCATTTTTACAGGAGTATAAGGACATCACCCCCGCCGTGAAGCCAGTGCGGAGATATTGGTCAAAGTCGATTTCTCCCAAATATACCAATTGCCATGTGTTCGCGTCCTTCTGCTTGACCCAAGGGTTGTAGTACCATAGAGCAGTGGCGCCGAAAGCAATGAAATTGGAATATGATAAACGATATTGTGTATTGACTATATCATTGGCATAGACGACACCGAATACATCCCAACGCCCCCGTACCTGACTACTATAATTCGAGACGCCCATCGCCCCTGGAGTAAGGCGCGGGAATGACCATTCCGCGAACCCCGAGATATTCGCCGCATTGGTAACATGATTGCCGCCGGAACACCGGGGCAAGGCAGCAGGTGCCCAAAGGCTTAATACAGCATCTTCGGCCTCCAACCAATGCACGTCGCGAACGTTACCTGCGGCGCTGGTTATATCGCCCGGATACGTGAATTGGCTGCGGCGAGCCAGGATCAAATCCGCCGCTCGTGTCAAATCGGCTTGTTGTATGGGTTCAACTCTGATCAATAAACGTGCCTCATCCGTCCCCTTCAGGTCCGACACGTCGAAGTAGTTCTGGTGGCCAACGTGCGCGGCGCTTTCGGTCGTGTCGTAGTGATTGTAGATCAGCCAGTGATCGCACCATTCGTCGGGGATGGTGGTGGTGTCCCACTTGAGGTAGGCCTTGTCCACGTAGAAAGTGGTGACCGTGGCCGCATCGGAGAAGATCCGCAGTACATGGTTGGCGCCAGGGACTATCCCCGCGGCGACTGGAACCGCCACACGCTTGAATGTGTTGGTCCCATCCTTGGCGGTGGCGGTGGGCCAGCCTGCTGTGTCGAAATGGGCATGGCCCCGCTCTGCCCCAGCCGTAGAATCCCATACCTGCACCGTGATATTGGTGCCCGCTGCCGGTCTGCAGATCCAGGCATAGGCGATTGCCGTGGTGACCGCTGCGGGTGCGACTGCAACCGTGCTATACAGGCCCTCGTTGGCGGCATTGGTGTCCACCTGCTGGCTGTAGAAGCCTTGCAGGACGATGGTACTCTCCATGGTCAGCACCGGCGCATTGAGCGCGGTCCACTGATCTGCCGTCCCATCCGCGTTCCCATCCTCCTCGAAGCCCGGGCAGTAGATCTCGTTCGGCCCCAGCATGATCGCGCTGGTCGGCCTCCACTTGGGCTCCATGTACAGCGTCAGCCCCAGGCCCTCCAACCGGTGGTTCTTGACCGTCGCCCCCAGCACCTGGCGCGCCCCCGGGTCCTCGAGGATCCCATGATAGATCGTCTTGTAGGAGTTCTGAACCGCCCCATCGCTCTTGTAGCGCAGCACCGCCTGCGTGCCCCTGGCGCTCTCACTCTCGATGTAGAGCTCGCCCTCGTTCAACGTCTCTTTGAGATCGTGCAGCGCCTGCTCCATGGCCACATCCGTGAACGCGGCTGCTGTCGCCTGCACGTTGAATGGGAAGGTGGCCATGCTCATCCCGCGATTGAGCGCGTGCCCCCGGATCCCCAGAGGGAGCCTCCCCAGCTCGCTGATCACCTCCTGCCTGGTCAGCGTCCTGCTCATGTCCCGAGGTGGATTCCCCCTGGCCAGCGTATATGGGCCGGTCGCCCCCTCATCGAACTTGATGTCGTTCTTCCCCTCGATGCGGAAATACTCGGTCATGGTCCTCCGATGCTCCCGACGGTATGCCCTTCTGCTTTGGCTATCGCACTCAAGACCTGTTCCAGGCTGTTCATGCCGTAGACATTGATCTGGGCCCTCTGCGCGTACCGTCCGCCCTCGCTGGGCCCCATATAGGTCGCCGCATACTGGCCTGCCTCAGCCCGCCCCAGGTAACCCCTGGCCTCGGGAGGGGCCAGGTGCGCCGCCGTCCACTCATCGAGCGCCTTGATCCCTTCCAGGATCCCACTGATCAGACCCGCGACGCCCTGCAGTGCATCCGCTGTCGCCTTGATCGCCCCCGGCAATGTCTCCGCCAGCGCAGGGGCGAGCTGCGTCACAATGACGTCCGCCAGCGGGATGATCAGCTCATCCAGCAACGTCCCCAATGCCGGCAGCAACGCCTCCCCGAGCTCATCGGTCACGTTCTCGAACTTCGTCCTGAGCGCCTCTATCTTGTCCTGCGCCAGGGTGCCCGCCTCATCGCCCGTCAGCTTCAGCTTCTCTTGCGAGATGTCCAGCGCCGCCTGCAGGAAGGCCTGCTGATCCGTCATGCCGGCATTTGCATCTTTCAGTTCCTTGGCCCTGGTGGTTACTTCCTCCGCGCTGAGCCCAAACTCCTTCAGCGCCCTCGTGCTGCCCGTCATCAGCATGTTCGTGAAGTCTTCCACCGAGGGCAGCGCCTCCTTGCCTACTGCCCTGCCCAGGCGCACGGCGGTCCCAGCTATGAGGGCCATCTCCTCCTTGTTGTCGGCCAGTCCTGATGTGAGCAGCTTGACGCCTACCAGCGCCAGCTCGTCGTTGTTCAACAGCTCCAATGTTGCCGGCGCCATCTCGTCCAAGATCACGTCGCTCGTGGTTCCGATGCTCTCCGCCAGGTTGTCGAAGCTCCGCTCTACCGCCTCTCCCTCTGCGGCGTCCAGCGCGAGCTTGGCCAGCACGCCACCAACTGCGCCGATCGCGCCGACGCCCACCAGCCCAAACTTCGCCGCGGTCCCGCTCAGCCCCAGCAGATTGCCGCTGATCCCACCCAGCGACCGGCTGATCTCGTCCTTCCCTCTGATGATGATCTCTACAACCCTGGCCATCTTACCGCCTCAAACCCCGCGCCCAGTAGTACCGCGCTGCCCTGATCGCCCACTGCGCCTTCATCTCCCCGATCTCCCAGGGCCACTTGCCCCATCGTTCCGCCAGTTGCAGTTGAAAAACCCATGCCGGCGCATTGCTGCCCTGGCCCGACCCCCAGGCTAGGAGTCGGTCGTACTCGCTTTTGGGAGTGCAAGTGCCTCGTTGACCTCCTTGATCAACTGCCTCACCAGCGGCCATAGCTCCGCACTCCGCACTTTCCCGATCTCCTCGGGTTCCACGTGCACAATAGCAGCGAGGCGCTCCCTGAAGTCGCCCCATTTCTGCGGTTTCCTGGAGCTCAATTCCTCCAGGAATACCAGGTCGTTCAGTGTCAGCGCCTCGACATCTACGTGCCAGGTGATCTTCTCCTCCGCCATCTTCTCCTCCACGGTTATCTCTCCCCAGTTGGGGGTGCTACGGCAGTGAGACCAGCGCGTTCACCACCAGGATCCGGGCATACAGCGCCTCCGCTGCGTTGTATGCCGCATGGAAACTTCCGGTCACGATGTCGTTCCCATCCCGCTCATCGATCTTGGCGAACTTCTTCCACGTCCCCGCCAGGTCGATGATCAGCGTCTTCTTCTGGTACGTCGCCCCCGTGAGCGTCGTGCCCTCGAACTTGAGCCTGATCAGCCGCGACGTCTTCGCCAGACATGCCGCTTTCTCCGCCACCGCCGTCGCGTTGTGCTCGAAGGTGATGTCCAGATCGATCACCGGCCCCACCTGTTTGTCCCCATCGAAATAGAGCGCCCCGCTTGCCGTCTGGTAGGCTATGTTCCCTGTGACCACCTTCAGCTCGCCGGCCACCAGAGTGTTGCTCTTGACTGTCGTCCCCACGTTCCCTGTGGCATCATCGATATACAACTTGCCCGGGTTGAACAGGATCTCCTCCACCGTGGGCAGGGTGGCGAGCGCAGTGAAGGCGCTCGGCGCGATCTGGCGTCCCAGCCACGTGGCCGCCATCTTCACCGGCTCATCTGCCGCCCCCTTCAGCGTGAACTCGGGCACGAAGCAATAGGCCATCTCCTCCTCTTGCTGATCGTCTCCCGCCTCGATGGTGTAGGTGAGGATCGTATTCACGGCAGTCGTGGGGAAGAGGAAGTTGTACATATAGGCCGTATTGCCCCCTCCGTCCTGGACTCCCGCCACGGTGTTGATCCCTGCCTCGAGGATGTATGGGAGCTGCTCGTAGGTGGCCGGTATCTCGTCCATCTCGAGCTGGCCGCCCACCCTGGCGATGTACACCCGGTCGATGTCGCACAGATAGCCCACGTCCTCCTCGGGCGTCACCACCTCGGTCAGGTCCTCCAGGGTTCCTGTGCCCCGCCAGATCGCGGTGGCCACCTCCGCGGCGCCCTTTATGGCCTCATCCCCCAGTTGGATCTTGCGCAGTTTCTTCTTTCCAGCCATGATGTCCTCCTCTACCGAGCGCTCGGTATCATGCGCTCACCGTGATCGCTTCCGTCTCCTTCACGTCCACCTCGAAGCGCACCCCCATGTGCTCCTCTCCTCCGATCGGAGGCAATATCCCATAGTCGTACCGGATGTCATTGACCGTGTCCACGGTCCCGCTGATGGTCAGGTTGGCCGCCAGTTTATCCCGGAACAGCTTGATGAAGGGCCGCAGTTTCTTGTCCGCCTCTCCGCTGATCGCCTTGGAGTACCTGAGTTCGCAGACGATGGTGTGGTCGCTCTGCCCGCCGCCGGAGGCCGAGAAGTGCAGACGCCCGCTCTTGGGATAGTTGACGAAGGCCGGCAGCTCGTTCAGGCCCCCGGGCACGTTATCGTGGGCCTTCACCACGCCCGCGATCGCCGCCTCCAGTGCCGTCAGCGCAGTGATGATCGCCTCTATAGCCATGATTCACCGCCGGTCTCGATCATCGTCTCCACCTCTTCCAGCACCCCATCGAGCTCCTTCAGCACCTCGTCTTCCTTGTCCGCCAGTGCCCCCTGCAGGTACGCGCGCGGCTCGATGTATCTCGTCCCCAGCTCCTGGTATGGTGCGTAGAAGACGGTGTTCCCCACCATCCCCACGACCTCACCACCCAGGCTCTTCACCTCTGGCTGGATGTCCGCCCGCAGCCGCCCCGTCCTCACTCTGGGGTACGTGGTTGCCCGGATCTTCGCCTGCCGCTCCACGATCAGGGTGGCCCGGCCCATGTGCTTCTCGGTGATCTCCGGCAGCTTCTTGACCGCATCCTCCATGTCCCGCTGCAGGTCCTCGAGCTCGCTCAAGTCCATGGACATCGCATCCTTGGTGGCCATCAGATCCGCCTCAGCCGCCTGAGTTGCCGCTGCACATCCAGGGGCAACTCCTCCGGGATCTCCACGATGCCCAGTTCCGTATGCCCCGTCTTCCCGAAGTGCCCGGCCCTCTGCCCCCAGAACCAATGCGCGATCCTCATCGTCAGCCGCTTCACGTTCGACTGAGCCCGCCAGATGGTGATCACTGTGTTCTGGAGATGCGCCGCGGCCGTGGTCCCGTTGCAGGCCCTGATCACGGTCAGCGCATTCAGGGCCACCGAAACCACGTACACCTGTTCACTTTCGATCTTCAGCATCTGCTGCGCCTCGAAGTTGGTCCCCACGTTCACATTGATCGTGGTCGCCACAGCCGTTAGTGGGTTGTCCTCCGTGGTATCGCCGCTGCTCCCCCAGGCCTGGCTGTACTCCTCGTGCCAGCCCCACAGCCCCACCACCTGGATCGCCTGCTGCGGCGTATCGCTGTACTCCCAGGCTATGCCCGAGGATTTGTCCAGCTCCAGCCACATGAAGGGCGGCGTGTTGGGATCCGGGTACAGGAAGTAGTCCCCGGCAGCGATGGGTACTGCGTTCCCGTTGGTCAGCGTGCTCAAAGAGAGCAATGTCCAGTCGAACATCAGATCGCGATATGGGCTGGCCGGGCAGTCGAACTTCCTGGTCTGGAGCCTCTCGTAGTAAAAGCGCCTGGTCTCCTCGTCGATGAGCCGCGAGGCATCCGTAAGGAACTCCTTGATCAGGGTATCGTCGCCCGTCCCCGTGATCACCGCGTCCGGGTAGGCCTTGAAGTGGCTGATCTGCGCGTACTCGTTCATCCTGAGTCCCTCATCGAAGGATTCACTATGCCGCCTTGGGTCCTATCCAGGCCCCAAAGATCACGGGCGTGGTGCCGGTCAGCTCGAAATACAGCCCCGTGCCGAAGGCAATCGGCACCGCCGGCGTGAACGTCGCCGACAACCCGATGCCCACTCCCAATTTGCAGATCACCGTGCCAGCCGCCGACGTGTTGTCATAGACGATCAATGTGGCGGCATCGGCGCCCCCGCAGATCCCGGCACTGATCAGATGCCCCGCCCCCGTCCCAAAGATTGCATGTGCAGTGCCGCTCTTCTTCTCTGTGTTCATGATCGCCATGTTCCCCTCCTGGGATCGCCGAGCACCAGCTCGGCATCAATCCGCGTATCCCAACGCCCGCAGGCGGTCCACCACTACCGCCGCTTCCTCTTTCGTGACGCCCAGTACCTCTCGATACTGGTGCTCCCAGGCCTCCGCCGTGTCCGGCCTGACGAAGTTCGTCTCCCTCCAGTGCGTGCCCGCCAGCGTGTGCGCCATCTTCAGCGTCCGCTCCGGGTCCTCCCGGGCCAGGTTCCTCCGCTCTTGTGGGTCCTCCTCCAGGTTGAACAGCTCGAACTTCGGCCCCTCCTCAATGTGCGCCGTGGCGATGTACTTCCAGGGCCACTCGATCAGCGCCCGGTGCTGCTGGTATGATTGCGAATACACCCCCTCACCCACGAAGGTCATGCGCTCCCTGAGCCTCTGGCCCTCCATCGCCCAGGTCATGGGCAGCCCATCCATCCCCGCCAGCATCTCCACCAGCGCCTCCCCCTCTACGCCGAAGAGGTCCAAGATCGTCGGGAAGACATCGATGTGCTGCGTGAACTCCTCCACCACCTTCCCGCCCGGGCACCCCGGCCAGTAGAGGTACATCGGCGGGTGGATCAGCTCCTGGTAGAGCGTGCTGAAGTGCTGCGTCATCCCGTGCTCGCCCAGCAGCTCCCCGTGGTCCGAGCAGAACACGATCAGCGTGTTGGGATGCTCCTCCATCACGTACTCCAGTAGATCGCCGACGAGCTCGTCCGTCCACTTCACCGCCTTATTGTACGACCCCGCCCGGTGCTCGCCCTTCCTGGCGTTCCAGTGCATGTAGGGCCCGTGGCAATCCATGGTCCTCACGAAGAAGTACCAGGGCCGCCCCTCCGTTACCGCGCGCTCGGTGAACTCCTTCAGCCCCACCCAGCCCGGCAAGGTCTTCACGTTGCGCCCCATCGGGCTGACCTCGTCGAAACCATAGTAGTAGAATCGCGGGTAGGTGGCCGTCCAGCCCCCGCACTTGTGCCCGAAATACTTCTTCAGCCATACCGCCACGCTCGGGAAGGCCGGATAGCCGGGCCAGGCCTCGTCCTCCTTGGCTTGCAAGATCTGCGCCAGCACCCCATGGTCGTCCGGGTGGATCCCGCTCAGCATGCTCAGGTAGTTGGGATCGGAGCAGTGGGCCACGCTGTAGTGATTGGCGAAGAACACTGCCTCCTTCTGCGCCCACTTCTGGAACCGCCTCATCACCTTCAGGCAGCGGTCCCTGCGCAGCGCATCGATGGTCAGCAGGAGCACGTTCATTGCTCGCCTACTTCTCCTTGGGCGTGCCGAACCCGCCATGAGCCATCGAATGCGGCGTCTGTGAGACCTCCGGGCTGAGCACAAACGAGCCATCCAGGATCGATGCGCTCAAGGCCTCGGCATCCTCCAGGGTCATCACCATCCTCGCCTGGGACCTCTCCAGGTCCCTGCTCCAGCCGGCGAACTCCTCCTCGCCCACGTGGACGATCTCCCCAGGCTGAACCTTCCTGCCCTCATGTTCCGTCGGGTAGATCGCCACGAAGATCATCCTCGGCTTGCTGGGCACGTCCGGCTTCAGCTCCTCCGGCTCTGCTTCCTCGAACAGCTCCTCGTCCACAGGCGCCGGTTCTACGATAGGCTTGCTCTTTTTCTTCGCCACCATTCCCTCCTACTTGTCACCGAACACGAACTTCCCACCCCTGATCTTGGCTGCCAGGGCATTCGCCGCGCGGATATTGCTCTCTTCTATGGCCCTCCCTCGCTCCACTTCCGGCGCCCATTCCGCCAGATGATCCTCATGGATCAGGACGGTCATGCCCGCACGGATTTCCCCCTTGTACGGAAAGACGAATATCTTGTGTGCCATCACCACCCTCCGCTTACCGCTCCGTCCATGGGAAGAGATGGAGGATCTCCAGGTGCATATCCTCCAACTCGCCTTCTCTCTCGAGCCTGTGCAATTGTCTCAAGATCAGGTGCTGGCCCACCTCGCCAAACTCTATCTCCTTCGGCGCATCCATCTCCGGATTCCATGTAATGTTGCCTTCATCGTCGTGCTTCATCTCCAGCCGCGTGTGCTCTTCCTCCGGGAAACCCAACTTGTCGCGGAGTTCCCGCAGCGCCAGCAACTCTACCTCATGGCCTCGCAGCCCCGAGACCAGACTGAGCAGGATCACCCGTTGCTTCGTCGTCAGCTCCATCTCTTCCTCCCTGTATGGAGGGGGGCAGGTCCCCCCGCCCCCTCATTTGCTAGGCACCCAGGCTGGCCGCGGCGCAAACCATCAAGTAGTACGCCGTGTCATCAACGATGATGCGAATGGTATGCGTGGCTGCCGTCGGGTTGTTTGCGGCAATCAGCGAAGTCACGTCGTTGTCGGCCCCGATGGTCTGGTCCTCGATCCAGATGAAGCTGTTGGCCGCCTTTGTACCGTAGCTCCGCAGCGCAATGTAGGACTCGTGCTGACCCCTCTGGTTCCCGCTGCTGTTCGAGTTCAGCACCAGCACGAAGTTGTCCGACACGTTGTTCGCGGTGTTGATGACCTCCAGCTCGGCCCCGCTGATGTAGCCGTTGACCGCCTTCGTGTTTCCCTGCGTCACCTTCGCGTAGATCCCACTGACCCACGTCCCCGCCGTCCCGGTCGGCGTGACCGTCACGTTCAGCCCCACCAATGAGTCGCCGGAACTCAACTTGCCTGCCACGTCCAGGTCCGTGCCATGCTGTTCGCCGGTCACCGGATCGAGATTGAGGTTCTGGACGATCCTCTTCGTCGTCTTCAGACCGATTCTTTCGTATGCCATTGCTCACCTCCCTATGGAGACCGGGGGCGGGGCGGCAATCTCCCGCCCCCCAGCATCACAACCGCCATCACCCCTCTTACAAGGTGATGTTATAGCCCACGCAGGCATGTCCGTAGGTCGTTCCGAACGTCTGGAAGTCCATGCGGAGCAGCGCCGTCACGCGGGTCGCATCGAGATGATCGTAGTAGTTCACACCGAACTTGATCCTCCGGCGCCAACCCACGATCCACGACGGCTTGTGCGCGCACATCAGAATGCCCGTGGTCGGCGTGGCATGGAACTTGCCATCGACCCCGTACTTGTTCATCTCTCCCGAGACGACCAGCGGGGATCCCAGCAACTCTCCCACTTCGCCGGCCACCACCACCGCCTTCGATCCCAGCTTGTCGACGGTCATGAACTCGTCGAAGCCGACGATCTTGTAGATGGTGTTGTAGTCGCAGAACCAGACCAGATCGGAAGGCCTGATCCCATACTTGCCCATCAACTGGCGGATGGCAATGGCATCGTCGATGTCCAGCGCGCCGCAGTCCCGCTTGAATGTGCCCGGGGTCACCAGCCCGAAGTGGCGCAGACCATCGGCGATCACGCAGGCATCGGTCGTGGCGGCGGTGGCCACAGTGATGCTCGTGGTCCCGGTCGTCTTGTCACCGTTGAGCAGGACGCCCTCCACACCCTCGTCCATGGCCTTGGCCATCTGGTCCCTGACGATAGGCAACTGCGGGATGATCCCGTCCTCGTCCAACTCGCCCGAGAACCACACCGCGCAGCCCATCTTCCCGGTAGCGAACGTGACCTTCGCATCGGTGATCTGGCTGGTGATGATCCCGGTGGCCAGGGTCGGCGTGCCCGCCGTCTGCTCCGGGACCTTGTACACGGTCGGCCCGGCAGTCGCGGTCGGCAGGTTGTAGCTGTCCGTGGGCAGGTCCATGTTGGTGAACTGGGCCGCAGCCCTGTTCTCCAGCCGCAACCTGTCCCATACTCGCTGCTCATAGTTCGACGGCACCCAGTTGGCGGTGTCGGTCTTGTCCATGAGCGCGATGGCCTTCATCTGGGAGTCCAATAGCCCCTCCATGCGTAGCCACGGCGCAGCCGCAGGTAGGCCCTCTTCCAGGCCGCCCTTCAAGGACATGCGCAGCTCGTCGGACAGGGGTTTGCCCGCGCCCTGTAGCATCATGGCTGCGAATTCGCGGTCCGCCGGCGCCTGTTTATCCCAGAAGGTCCCGATCACGGTCACGTTCTGATCGCCCTCGTGCTCCGGGAAGATGCCCTTCCGGTTCATCTGGCCCTTCATCTCCTCGACCTGCTTCTGCAGGGCGGGGATGTCCTTGCGGAGCTGCTCCAGTTCCTTGGCCTCAGCCTCCGCCTTGGCCGCAGCGGCCGCCTGATCTTGGGCAGACTTCACCGCTGCAGCGACCAGTGTGCTCAGTTGCTCTTGAGTGATCTCCTCACCCATCTTGATACCTCCAGTTTTCTTCTTGGGCGTCCCTTTGACTGGCGGTATCCGCTCGCCCCGCTCCTCCGGTGGTTCTCGGCCACCGTCTGAGGAAGCTCCATCGTCGAACTCGATACCTATAGCCTCGAAACGCGCCTTCGCCGCCGCCGTTGCGACGGCGTAGTTGTTGATCGGTTGTGGCGTCAGGCTCCACTCTGCCACCGGCCACTTATCCAGGTGTCCATCTTTGGCCTTCCTCACCAGGTGGGCGATGGCCCCACTGGAGTAGAACAGCTTGCCCTTCTTCGCCAGTTCCCAGGCCGTCTTGGCCAGGGCCTTGCTCTTGTCCAGGAGGACCCGCACCCATTTGCCACCTTTGCGTTCCTCCACCGAGAGCTCCTGGCCAATCACCTCGGGGTCCTTCTCGGTCAGCCCATGGTGGAAGACCACCGGCCGGCTCGGGTAGTAGTCGAGCCCAAAGTCCGTCTTGGCGCTGAAGTATTCTCCCACCAGGTCCTTTCCAGCCTCGGGCCCGTAATAGGGAGCGCCGAACCCCTCGATGATCCACTGCTCCCCATCCTCCACCGCCTTCACGCTGCCTATGGGCTGCACTATCACTTTGGCCTCCACGGCCTCGCCCAACTGGAGCTTCCCGTCGATGATGGCGAAATTGCGGATGTAGCGCTTACCCTCAAACCTGTAGGTAATGTAGTCCTCATAAACGTCCACATCCATGGCATACGGTTTACGATCTTCGCTCGGGGTCAATGCTTCCCAGATCATGTTCTGGATGTCCGACAGGCTCAATTCGTCCTGAGCTTTCCTGTTCCGCATGTCCCGCATAGCCTTCTCCTCTCCCGTGGCTTCCTCGAACAGGATGTCCTTCACGTCGTTCTCCTTCAGCCACGCCTTGGCCTCTTCCACGCTGTATGAGTCCGCCGGGAACCTGTAGGCCTGCACCGTCATTGTGCTCTCGTCCCGCAATCGCCCCAGGATCATGCGCACTCCCCCGGACAGCGTATTGTTCCTGAAGCTGTTTGGCTGGAACTCGTCCGGGTCTCTCACCCTGGCCGCATGTTCGCTCGGATATGGCATGGTCAACTCCTCTCAATCACCGGCAAGATCGTGCATCTGCAATTCGGGTGTAGCGGTGGGTGATACACGTCCTCGTAGTCGAACACGATTCGCCTCTGTTCCTCACCTTCGCCCACTGTCATGTCGCTACCCACGGGGTAGAAGATCTCCTCCACCCCGATCCCTTCCGTGTTGGGCCCGTACCTGTCCTCCATCTCCCCGCAGAACTCGCACGGATCCATGGCCGCCAGCCACTGCTTCCGCTCTATGCCGGCCTGCTGGTATACCTGCTGGCTGCCCGCGTTGGAGCTGCGGATCGTCTCGGTGCGGGCGATGGTCTCCGCCCGATCCTCGCTCCAGCCCCTGTACAGCTCGGTCAGGTGCTCCGCTATCTGCGGGATGGACCACCCCTCGCTTTGCCCCAGGATCACCACATCCCTCACCGAGCGCTCGGTGACGTCCATCAGCGCCTGGGCGAAGGTCATCGTGTACTGCTCCAGCCAGGCGATGGTGGCCGCGTTGTCCACGTCGAAACTGATCCCGAAGCTGGCCGCGATCGTGCGCCCCTGCGCTATGGTGTAGGCCCTCAGCAACGGGTGATACAGGCTTCTCCATTCTCCGCCCCATACCTCTACCAGGTGCCCGATGTCGATGAGGAAGCTCTGATAGTTGACCGGCGGCCCGCCAGAGATCTCCCCCTCATCGATCGCCTTCCCTTCACCAATCTTCTTCAGCGCCGCCAGCAGCTCCTTCAACTCCCGCTGGAACTGCCCTCTCGCCGCCTCCTTGAAGCGGACCTCCCACGCCCGGGCCCCTGCATCCATCGCCTTCGCCCAGGCATATAGCCCCACTCGATCAAAAGGGGACCGCGAAGGCCGCTTTCACCTCCTCCGCCGTCTTTGCCTCTGCCAATCGGTAGCGGATAGCCCCGGCCACCCCAGCAGGAACCTGGGCAGTATTAAATGGGGCGTCCGCAGTCCCACGATCCTTGAGCCAGCGCCTGGCCTTCCTCTGCCACTTCTCCAGCTCGCCCCTGATCTCCTCATGTTCGTCCAGCTCCAGGACTTCCTCTTCGGACTCTGGGGCCTCGGGTTCAACCTCAGGCTCCTCGGGCTTTGGCTCTTCCTCCTCGACCTCCATCGGCCCCAACTGGAAGTACCGCCGTCTCGCCTCATCCACCGTCAGCAAAGGCAGCATGGGATTCATGGCCGCCGTCATCTCCTGCACCAGGAGCGCCCGGTCCACCGGCCGGATGTCCTCGAACTGCCCCTCCAGCTCCTCGCCGTAGAAGGGGATCAACACCCGGGCCGTGATCGTCTGCGCCAGCCTCACCAGCATCGGCCAGATCACGTCGCCCAGGAACACCTCGCGGGCGATCTTGGCATTGGCCTGGGTCGCGCTCTCCCTGTACATCCCCGGCGGGATGTTGTAGATACCAGTCATGATCTCTTCCTGGGAGAACTTGCGCCCCTCCAGCCACTGCATGTCCTCCTGCGACAGGCCCACTTGTTGCCACTTCACCGCCTGGCCGCGAGTGAAGGCCGTCCTGCGCTCCGTGCCCCCGAAGCTTTCCAGCCATTCCTTCTTCACCCGCTTGAACTCGCCGTCAGGGACCATCTCCTCGATGACCACCATGCCGGCTGGCTTGGCTGCATCCTGCCCGAAGAACTTGCGGTTGTAATCGGCAGCGGCGCTATCGGTCTCTACCGCCATGGCTGCGGCTGCCACTGGAGACAGCCCCATGAACTCCTTCTGCGGGTGCCAGTGCGAGAACCACACCACCTCTCTGGCTTCCAGCGTCTCCTCATGCCCCTCGATGTCGTAGATCCAGCCCTTGATGTACTCCTTCCGATCGGGGATGGGGCGCATCCGATCGGGCCTCAGGTTCCAGATCTCCTTCGGCTCGTTGCCCACGATGTTCAGATACCAGAAGGCGTTCCCCGTCGTCTTCAGGAAGCCTACCGTCTGCTCCATGAGCTGGAACTGTGCCATCTGCGGGTTCGGCCGGCGCAGCAGCTTCTCGAAGGGGTGATCGGTGATCTGCTCCTCTTCCTCTTGCTCCACCTCGGTCACGTGAAACGGCACGAAGGCCGCCGCCTCCGCGATCCTGCTCACCGCTCCGTAGATCCAGGAGACCTTCTCGTAGGCGTCCATGTAGCCCCGCGATTGATCGGGTCTCCACAACTCCTCCCTCTGCTCGGCGTTGGCCGCGATCTCCCTGACCACCATGGGCAACGCGCTATCCGCCCTCAGATAACCGAACCCCTTCAGCAACTGATCGAGCCACTGCGGCATGCCAACCTCACCCGAAATCGATCAGCGAGCCGGCGCGCTCCAGCATGTGCACCGCCCCGCTCACGGCGTCAACCCTGTCATCGTGTACGCCCTCCGGGAACATCTCGCACTCCGCCAGGAAGGCCTCCATGTCCCAATCGCCCTTCACCAGTTTGACGTTCCCTACCTGTGCCTGGCTGGCCCAGATATTGGCCCTCTGCACTTTGTCCTTCCTGGGCGCGTATCCCCGCACCGTGAACCGCCCCTGCAAGCCCGGGTGGCTCACGATCTCGTAGATCAGCGCCTTGCCCGAGGCCCCCGGCTCCTGCTCCACCCCGATGATTACCTCGGCGCCATCGAGTTCCGCTACCTGCACCAGCAGGGCCTTGACCGATGCCCACCGCCGCTGCACCGCCGCTACTTCCTCGATGTAGTAGACCCCATTGTGCCGGGCCAGCTTCGCCCTGGCGGTATAGTCTGGATCGTTGCCCGAGACCTGCTTCTCCGTGGCCGCCAGGTCCCAGTATCTCGCCCTCACCGCCTCCGCCGGCACCGCCTGGACAATCTCGAACCATTCCCGCCTGATCACGTTCCCGGCCCCGGCCATCACATCCCAGTTGCCTTCCAGGAGCCGCTGTCGATCCACCAGCGGCAGCGCCTTTAACCGCGCCACATAGCCCGGATCCCGCTTCAGCAGGTACGGGTTGTCCCATACGCTCGAGCGGATGAACGTCCGCGACAGCCCATCTGGGTCGTTTGGCGCGCATTCTACTTCCTCGCCGCCCTCCCTCTTGAACCAACGGACCTCGCCATCTTTCGCTGGTCTCGGATGGCTCCTATCGAGCCACGGTCCCCACCGGCGTTTCACCCACTCATGACCGATTCCACCCGGATTGGTCCCCGCCCTGATCTTGGGCACTACTCCGCAAGTCGTCCTCGCTCGGCTGAAGAGGTAGAGATACTGCTGCTCAGTGAAGGTAGTCAGCTCATCGAAACCGATGTAGGCATACTCCGCGCTCTGATGTTTCAGCCGGTCCGGCTCGCCCTCCATGTGTCTGAACAGCACCATGGACTTGGCGGGAAACCGCCATGCCGTCTTGGTCTCGTTGAACCGCCCCCCCAACCTCGGACAGAACTCGCGGCTGCGCTCAATCAGGCCTTGGGGTTGCTCTAGCTCTGGAAAGGTGCGACGAAATAGGATGCCGTTGTAACCCGGGACGTGCACGTGACGGAGCGCCTCGATGAGCAGCGATTCCGTCTTGCCCCCGCCCGCCTGTCCACCATACAGAACCTCAAACGCCGGGCTTTGATGGAACCTCCACTGAGGTCCCGGGCTCGCCCTCCAAGGGATCATCCTCCACCTTGGGCAAATAGATCATCGGCTTCTCGCGGTTCTCGTTGATCCCGGTTGGCTCCCCGCCCAGCAGTAGCGCTTTGTCGGTCAAAATACCATAGGTCACGGCCAGGTCTTTGCCTTTCATTCGCCGCAGCTTCTTTCGCAGGAATCCCAACGCCTCGGCCGCCGCTGCCCAGACGTCCTCGATCAGGTCGGAGCGTTTTTCTCTCCGAAGCTCTCCGAACTCATCTCCGAACTGGAGCTTCCACTCGCGCAGGGTATTGGCCGGGATGCCCGTCTTGCGGGACGCCTCCTCGGCATTCCCCCCCGTCTCAGCGAGCGCCTGGAGCCCTATCTCGATGTCCTCTGGTGAGCGCTTCTTCCCTCGTGTCATGGTATAAACAACTAGGCGGGGTCGAATCGCCTATGCCTCTTTCGTGTCCTCGAGTTGCACCTGCAATTCGCTCTTCACGCCATCCCAACAGGACCAAATGGATTGGCCGACGATGCTCTTGGCGGCCTCTGCCTGGCGATCTCCCGGTACTGTTGCCTCCACGATGGTCTTGACCCTACCCTCGATCAATTTAAAGTAGGTCGTGACCACTCCCATAGCCTTGTCGATTGGCTCTTCCATGACGAAACACCTCCTATTACCAACTTGACTGAACTCGACTCGACCCCGCCCCAAACACAAAAAGCCGCCAACTCCCTTGCGGGAAATTGGCGGCCCTTCCTGCGGTAACCGCTCCGGCTGCCGAAGCAGCCCTATGTAGTTGTCACCCGATAGTATACCACAAGTCCTGGTAGTTTGTCAAGCCCCGACTATTCGATCCTCCTGCTCTCCCCCACTTCCCTCACCGATACTGTCAGCGAGCCATTGGCGAAGTCAATAGCTATCTCCACCCGCCCTCGCTGTGGCTTCTCGATGGCCTCCTGGCGCGCGTAGACCTCCATCATCACTGCGCCTGTGCGCTTGCCCAGGGGCAGGCGGAGGCCATCCTCGGTCAGCAGGTCGGTGGCTCTATCGGTCACCCTGCCATGTCCTCGATCTCGATCATGAACCCAGGATCCTCTCTATCGATGACTATGCTCCCTGTCGAGATCCTGATCTGGTCGTCGTCCACGCCCACCACGCCCTTCAGCGCGTCGCAGATCGTCTCGTAATAGTTGTGATCGTCCCGCGCGCGGTTGTCGGGATAGCGGAAATCCACCGTCACCTTTACCGGCGGCCTCAGGTTCCTCTGGCCCATGGCCATCATCGTGGTCTTGACCTCCCAGCCCAGGCGATCCATCCAGGCCCGCACCTGGGGCTTATAGTTGCGGTGAGCCTGCTCGCCCAGGCGGTTGTGGTTCTTGCTCAGGTCCTTGCCCCAGGGCATCTCAACCGTGATCTTCATCTCAGCAGCCTGTCCATCAACCGCGCAGGATTGCTGGCGACAGGATCCAGGATGTGTATATACCTGCTGGTCTGACGCGGGTCGTCATGTCCCAGCAAGCGCTGGACATGCTGCATCCTAGCCCCCTCATCGTAGATGATCGATGCGACTGTACGTCGAAAGGTATGAGGCCCAATCCCTCGTTCCTTGAGTCCCAACTCGTTGAGATACTTGTCCACCAATCTGTTTATTGATGTCAATGAAAGACGCTTGCCCACACCACCATTTCCACCGCTGTGTGTGCGGACGAAGACCGCATGTTCGCCCTTGGCCGCTATTTCGTCCCTGATCCGCAGCCAATCTCCCAAGCAGGTTGCTGGCACATCCCCAAGGAAGAGCGTGCGCTGCTTTCTCGCTTTCCCGATCACCAAAATAGTTGGCCCCTCCAAATCTACCTGCTCGCATAGAAGCCCAGCCACCTCCATACGCCGCAAGGCTTGGCCCGCGAACAGTGCCAGGATCGCGCGATCGCGAATGCCTATTTGCGTGTATATATCGGGCGCAGAGAATAGCGCGGCGAGCTGCTGCTCTGTAAAGATCTTGGTTCTCGTCTCGGGATCCCGCACATCAATAGGTGCTCGGAGACCTTCCGCGGGGTTGTCGATGCGATGTTCGCGCACCTGTAGCATCCGATAAAGTTTCCGGATCGCGTTTAGACGACCACCGATCGTGCTAACCGAATAGGGCATATCCATCAAATATGCTCGGTATTGCACAATGTCTTGATGTCCCAGGTTACGGAAATCCAGGCCCAGATTTTCACACCACCACAGGAATTGGTGCGCCTGCGCGGAATACGTCCTGTGTGTATTCGAAGACCAAGGCGGACTTGGCAATTCCTCCCTCAAGAAACTCCTGAACTGCCTCATCGTCTCATTTGTCATCGCTAGTATCTCCCTTGGCTTCTTCCGAAAGCATGACCTTGCCATCTCTCACAACATACCGCCCTTCTGCTATACCGGCCTCAATCTGGCGATGGAGCAGTTCGACAAGGGCGCCGATGTTCGCTCGGCGTGCTCCCTCAAACGATTCATAGCGATCGCCCCCAATCTCCTCGATCTTCATCTCAATTCCACCATATCACTCGGAAGGTCCCTGCCCTTGGTCTCAGATCATCCGGTGTGGGAAGCCTACCGACGAAGAGCACGCTCATCGCAGATCGACCAGGCTGCCTGGCCATGCGTATCAGCCACCCCGCCAGGTCCTCCGCCTCGATGCTCTCCGCCTCACTCGGTGCCGGCGCATCCTCTGGCACCTCTTCCCTGGTGCACCATCCCCGCAGCCGTTCACTCAGCCAGTTGCGCATCCAACCTCCACACCTTCACCCCCGGCGTGAATCCCGTCCACCCGCATTCCGCCGCCGTGTCCCCATCGATCTCGATCACCTCACCGCGCTCCAGCAAGGCCTCCAGGTGGGCCTCCTGCGCGACATCGACGACATGGCAGACGTGCAAAGAGCCGCCGGGGAGGTCCACCAGCCAGTACTCCCCGAGCCGGCTGGGGTCCGGCGTCATAGCCGCCGCCAGGCAGGGATGGGTACAGACCAGCTCGTTTCCCTGTGGGAACCACCCATTCTCCACCCTTCGCTGACAGACGTCCCGCAGCGACACCTCGTGATAGTAGGCCCCCACGCCCTGCGCGTAGCTGCCCACTCCGATGCCCGCGATCAACAGGATCATCTTGGCGATCATCGTTACATAAGGCATAGGTCATCTCAGCCCCACGTCCAGCCATCCATCAGGCCGATTAGGGTCCACCGGCACGACAGCAGGCTCAATCGGGTCCAGGAATCGATCACGTGCCAGATCCTTCTTGCTCATCTCAGTGATGCCCCGCACCAGAGATGCCACGAAGCACCAGTCAAGCCTCGTGGGATTCAGCTTTGGCGCTCTCTCCAGGATCTCGCTGCGGCCACTGTCATAGACCACGAGCAACCCGCAGCCCTGCGGCAGTTCCATCGGTGCTATCAGCCCCCTCGGCGCCGCGAAGTAGAAGTAGTCCGAAACCTCCATCGCCGGCTGGCGCTTCTCGGGATCCCGCTTCTCTTTGATGAAGTCTGAACGGCTGACCTTGATCTCGTAGGCAATCCGCCGGAAGCCGTTGCCCGCGTAGCAGTTCAAGGCCCAAGCATCGACCCGCTGCTGAATGCTATATCTGCCCCGCGATTTCCTACCTGATGCTTGCCACTTAGCCCAATCAATACTGCCGAAACCAGTGCCGAGCCGAAGTTCCCGAATCAAAACCCACTCCGGCATCTGGTGGCGCCTTTGCAACGCTTGATAGATGTCGTCGGCATTCATAACGATTCCTCGGGCCGGAGAAGTAGCCCGCACAACCCCTCCGGCCCTACCGCCGGACGCCTAGGACATTCCAGCGGCACTACCCAGCATCAGGGTAATCCCTCACCTGATGGGGGAATCTCCCCATCTTCACCACCGCCTTGGGTGCCACCCTTGAATACCACATGCACCTCTCGGCCCCGCACTTCGCGCAGAAGGCCTTCCTTTTCGTCGTTCCCCTCGGTATCGGTCGATGATGAAATCCCACATCCATGCAGGCATACTTCAGCGCATCCGTCGGTTCTGCCGGCCTGAGGTGTCCAACATAGCTCTCCACCGACCCCGAGAGCCGCTCTGGATTGGTATTGCAGAAGGTGCTCCGGCTCCTCTGCCGTTTGCTCGTCGCCCATGCCGCCTTCGCCTTGTTCACCTTCCTCATGCATTCCCTGCATCGGTATCCAGAGGGAGCGAAGTGGCTCGCCCGATCCTTCCATTCGCCGCACCCATTGCAGAACCGGAATCCCTGCGCCTTCAGCCAGGCCACGTGCTCCCGTTCCTTGGCCAGCGACTCCACCTGGTCACGCCGCCACAGGCAGCGGCCGTTCCTGCCAGATCCCGCTCCGTTATTCCTGGTCTCTTCCACGCCAGCCTTGCGTAGAGCGTCAATCACCCCACCTGAGGCCGTGTGGAATCCCAGCAGTCTTGTGGCCTCGAGAGTGGTCATCCACTCTCGGGCGTCCCAGTCTCCTGCAGCTCGCTGTCCAGAGCCGGTTCCTCCTCCGCTTCCTTCATCACCGTCCATGTGCTCTTCTCCCCCGTGATCGGATTCATCAACTCGTCCGACGGGTGCCAGTTTGTCAGAACCGGATTCCCCACATAGGTCAGCAGTGCCACGAGCTGCTTCCGATTCAGGACCCCCGAGCGCAGATATTCCATCCTGGCCTTTCCCCTCTCGCCCGGTAGCCAGTCACCCAGTCCTCCATGGGCCACGATCTTACCCAGCCAGCCCAGCAGGATCTCGTCAAAGCACCCCTGATCGATCTCCGGGATACGACTCGCGTCCTTCAGCCCGAAGGCGGAGCAACGCGGAACGACGATCTCCTCGCTCTGCCAGAACGCCGTGGCCACGTACTTCGCCCCCTCAACCCCGCACTGTTCTTTGTGCTCCGACCCCCGAAACTCCACGCAAAACTCGCACGCCTGAGCCAGCCAGTGCGCGCATTCCACCTCATTTGTCCCTTGCCGATCGTAGAAGGCCCGCAACTCCTCCAGCATGGCCACTGTCTCCTCGAGATCTTCCTCCTGGGCCGCCTGCTCGGTCGTTCCGCGGACAACCTTCAACGTCTCGATGTAGCAGGTAACATCCGTGCACCAGTGCCCTTCCTTCACGCACTCGGTGCACTTCCCCTCGCCATCGGGATATGGCAGCCGCACGGGATCGATGGCGATCAGGCAATGAGTGCAGGTTTTCGTGTCCGGTTCACCGCAATATCGCCAAAGGCCCTCTCCGGCGAACAAGCACTGCTCACAACCCCGTCCATGCTCGGCCTGCCACTCCGCGAGGTTCTGCCTCTTCAGGCCGCAGGCCTTGGCGAACCGATCCATGCCCCAACATCCTGCCCCGCCCGGGCGCTGCAACATGTAGGCCTTGCTCAGGGCGACCAGGACCTCCCCCTTCTTGTCCTGCGGCACCTTCTCCAGGCAGTCATACATCATCGCCTGCACCTTGATCAGCTCCGGTGTCCACGGTCTGTCCTCCGGCAGGTCCCAGAACGCCGGGTCCGCCGCCTTCTCGATCTCCTGCATGATCCCAATGGCCTCCCGCGACGGCCGGCCCTCGATGTGCTTGGCTACAGCCGCCTGGTATGCCTCGGGCAACTGCGCCAACCTCCGGGCCACACTCTCCTCCACCGAGCGCGCGGTAAGTTTCTCCTGCACCTCGGGCGCCAGGTCCAGCAGCCGCAGCTTGTCACTCACCCACTGCTGGCTCTTGCCGTAGATCTCCGCGACCGTGGCCTGCCTCAATCCCTGCTGCTCGATCAAGCCATGCAGCGCCTCAGCCAGCTCCAGCGGGCTCAGGTCCTCGTGGTAGAGATTGTCGGCGATCACCATCTGTTGGAATCGATCCAGGATAGGTGCAGCCGTGTCAGTCACCTGACATCCGCCATCGAGGCGCGTTATCGGTATCAAACTGCACCCGGCCTGACGTGCCGCTGCGACGCGCCGATGCCCGTACACGAGTTCCCATTCTCCGGCCTGATTCCTAAATACTCCGGGTGGGTTCACGATCCCCTGGTGCCTCACCGACTCCACCAGCTCGTCGAACTTGGGCCCGCTGTACCCATCCTGGCGCGTCTGCCAGCGGCTGTCTACGATCTCCGCTACCTGAACTTCAGTCCTCTCAGTCATCTCTCCCTCCCCGGGATCGCCGAGTCCCAGCTCGGCCACTATTTTGAGACCCAATTTTCGGCTCTTCAGAATGTAGGTCCTCGAGTACGAATTGCACCCCAGCCACAATATACTGACCTCCACCTCATCCGACAGTTTGAGACACCGGAGCAACCGCTGCACAGTCCCCCTCCCACACGCGGCGCGTTGGGCGATCTCCTGGCTGGTCAATGGATACGTCGCCCTCTCCAGAACTTGCCAGATGCGCTCCCGAACCGGTTGCGGAGCCACTCAGATCACCTCCGACTCCAGCCACTCTTTGCGCTCTTTTCGATTTATCTGCCGCATTCGTTTCCGGTACTCTTCTTTGGTGCAACGTTTGTACCCATCAAGTTCCAATATATCCGCTGCCGCCTCACTGTTCGTCGATGCAGCTCCTTCATCGCTAACGAGGTAGATTCGTACCGCCATCACGCCACCTCCGGCTCCAGCCACTGGATCTCCTGCTCAGGCATCGTCCAGACAATCTGACAATACGCCGAGTTGCACTCGTATAAGTCACCACCTTGTGGGCCCTCACTGCCCCAACACCAAGTCATCATCTCTTCGCCGCACACGCTGATGCACGCCTGCCGAACGACCTCAGCAGGGAAACCGATCCACGTCTTTTCATCCTCACAACGCTGGATTGCCACGAGGTCAGCCATGAACCACCTCCGGGTCCAACCATTCCAACTCCAACCTGCGATTCGTGCGGCGGTACTTCTGGATCCCGGCCACCTTGCCCCAATGCCTCCGGGGCAGGTGCCAGTGCGCCCCCCTCGTCCCGAACTGCTTCAGCTCCCCGAACCTATGAACGTCCCCTACGCTGGTGATGTAGGTCACATTCTCATCCTTGCAGCAGAAATGGACCTCATCGATGCCCATCCGGCTCATCCGTTCCAACACGCAGGGCGCGATCCCCCAGGCATCCAGGTCCCTCATCAGGTCCCACTCCAGCGTGACGTCGTTGACGTAGGCATAATAGCCGCCGCCATCCCGGACATGGATCCAGATGAACTTGCCCAGGATGATCTGCCGCTGCAGGCCCGGTTCATGGGTGATCAGCAGGCACTCAGCCGGCCTGAGCCTCGGGATCATGCCAGCAATTTCACCAGCACCCATAGCGCCCCCATGATCTCGCATACCAGGAGCCCGAGCACAATCAGACATCCCAGCCAACTCCAATCTCCGTCCCCCTGCAGCCCGCCAGCCATCTCAATGCCTCACGAACTCCTTGTACTTGCCTTGGATGTAGCGGTAGCGCCCTTCCGGCTCCGGCTCCTGATCCGGCATCTGCTCTGCCTCGGCCACAGTGGTCACCACCCAGCCGGGGCCGAGCACCTTTCCCCTGGCCGCCTCCCCGGCTCGATACTCCATCACGCCCTCCAGGTACTCCGGCGTGACATGGGGGAGCTGCGCCAGCGCTCTCGCCTTCTTGGGGAACACACCCATGGCCTCTAGGAGCCGGCGGTTTTCGTCAGTGGCACCCCTATTAAGTAATAGGTGTTGTGTGTTCTCTGTCTCTTCTACAATGTCAGTATTCAACACCACAGTCTTATTACTAATAGGGTGCCCCTCTACAGTGGCACCCAGGGCCTCCTGGGTGCTACTGCCAGTAGCACCCACAGCGTCGTGCCGGACCAGGAGATAGGTTCTCCACTCCTGGCTGTGTGTGCGTCGCCTCTCGATCAAACCGAACTCCGCCAATCGATCCAAGCGCCGCCTGATCCCCTGCGGGCCAATCTCTCTGCCCTCGAGGGCTGTGAAGGTGCCGGCCAACTGCTGATAGGTCTCATTGAGCCACTCGTACTGGTGCGTCCATGCCAGTGCGTAGAGCACCAGGTAGGTCCATCTGAGATGTATCGGGACGTCCGACCGTCTCAATGCCGCCGTGGGATAGAGGGTGTACCTGGTCGGGATCATTCCCTCCCCTCCAGGTACGTCAATTGCTCCGCGACGGCTTGCTGCTTCGCCTCGATGTACCTCACCCGCAGATCGCTCAGGCAATCCCACAGCCTCAGCACCGCTTCGTCCTGCTCATCCCCCATCGTGATCAGCAGGGCCCCGCTGCCGTTCTCTGCCATGAACCGGCAGGGGATAGCCAGGCTCTCCATCACCTTGAGGAAGGCCAGGGGCATGTCATCACTGTAGGGGATCCTCAGCTCAATCTTCTCCCTTGCCATGCTTCCCCTTCTTCTTCGGCTTCTCGAACAGTCTCCCCTGCTCATAGAATACTTCCCTGAGCACCCTGGCATCGCTGTACAGCCTTGTGATCATAGAGCCGCCCTTGACTGCCGCCTTGTCCCCAGCGTCCGCTCTGACATCCAGGTAGGCCTCGCACCAATGACCTACAGCTATCACGTCTTCGAGCAGTTCGATGATCCTTCGCGTCTTCTCATCCCATGCAGCCATCATCCCTCCTCAGAGGGGACACACCGTTACACCTTGGTTGAGGGGGCGGCTCTGGTGCGGCTCACACCGGAATGAACGGGAAGGTTCCCGCCCCCTCATCTCTCTCAGCGCCGCCCCGCCGTCGATCCTCTCTGAGGCTCGGCACTAACGCCGTCACGAACGGGGCAGCGCTATTCCATCAGAACGCCAGATCATCATCTTCGCCCTCAGGCGTAGGATCGTAAGGTAAGTCCTCCAGCACCTCGGCATCCATCGGCGGCTCGGTCTCCTTCGGCCCCCAGACGTCCTCCTCGGTGATCCGTTCCATGTGGGGCAATCTCACCCGGCCTTCCATGGCCCGGGCCATCCAGCCATCCGGCCCGGGCTCCAGCTCCAACCGCGGTGTGTAGAGGGTCAATGGGTGGCCGTCCACCCACTGCTTCTCGGGCCCCGTCAGCTCCAGGATCCAATTGGCGTGCATGATCGTCGGCCGGCCACAGTATTGCTCGATGAACTCCCGTCCGTGTCTGAGCTGAGAGAGTAGCTCCTCCATCGGGTTCAGGTGGATGGTCATCTGGTAGTACCCTTGCCGCACGATCCCCTTGACGCTGAAGCGCAGCATTCCGGTGGGGCGACACTTCGTTGGCTTGTGCCGGGGGCATTGCCTGTACAGACAGCGCACGCTGTTCCCGCATTTCTCTATCGTGCCGTACCCCTCCGCACTGGCCCATTGATCGAGGACACCGTTGCGCTTGAGGGCATCCCATTTCGCCACGCCTCCATAGACCAGGACGTCGCTCTCCTTGCCCATGATGTGCCTGCGGAAGAGCACCTTCTCTCCATCTCCCATGCAGACCAGACCTCGGCCCGCGTACAGCATCAGACTGTGGGGGAACACGTCCTCCTCACGGTCCATCAGGAAGTAGATCGGGAGCCGCTTCGGTTCGGGGCCATAGATCTCTGCAACCTCTTGGGGCACTACGAAGTGATCCACCGCCTGGGGCCGGGTCACTTCCTTGCCATCCCGCATCTTGATCTCGCCGTGCTCGTCCTCCACCGGGACCTTGATTCCCAGCCCTATCCGGCCCAGCTTCTTCGGCCGGTAGGTGTCTTTCATGCCTTTGATCGTCACGTCGTCACCTCCATCATCAATTCCTGCGCCGCCTTCATCAGCGCCTCTCGCTCCTCTGGCGGCTTGCCGTTGCTGCCGAACCAGGCCTCGAGCAGCTCCAGCGGTTTCATTTCCTCATACCTGAGACCATCCAGCCGAGTTCTTGTCACACGCTCGATCTGTTTGCTCACCGTGGCTCTCAGCGCCCCCTCCAGCGCCTTGTGTATGGCGCCCTCATCCAGCATGGCCGCTGCCTGCGCCGTCCCCTCGATGATCACCCTGACGACCGCCCCGTCGATCTGGCTCTCCTGGATCGACTGCATCACGGCATTGGTGGGATCCGTCCCATCCAGGTGGACGGCGATCGTCTGGAACCGCCGCACTGGCAGGGGAACGAACTCGACCTCGGTGTATGCGCCCTCGCCAAACAGTTCGTCGCCCTGGTGCTGGCCCAGGGTCACCACCACGAACCCCTTCTCCTCCTTCTCCTCGCCGAAATCCAGCCTCTCGATGCTCCCCGAGTACACGATCGGCGGGTTGTTGTAGAGCTGCTGGTGGCGGTGCAGGTGCCCGAGCGCCACATAATCGAACTGCGGCAGCGCCACCGCCTCCAGCGGGATCACGATGTCGCTGCCCAGCATCACCGATCGCTCCCCACCGAAGGCCCCGCCCTCCACCGTGAGATGAGCGGCCAAGATGGTCGGCCAGTTCGGATCGGCCTGCTGCGCGAGCTTTCTGATCGTGTCTCCCACCGCCGCTGCGATTAGCCTGTTGACCTCATCCGCGGGCAATCCTGCCACCTTCTCCGATGCCATCACGTTGTGGCGCGTCGGCCAGGGGATGCCTATGATCTGCACTGATCCCGAGGTGGTGGCGAGGTGGGTGATCTTGGGCAGGTCCATGATGGTGATCCCCCGCACGGCCAGGGTCCCCAAGATCTCCGCCGTATTAGCGCGCGCCGCGTCCCCAGGCAGGTCGTGGTTGCCGATGACCCACACCAGCGGGCAGGTGTCGGCAATCCTGGCGAGGCGCCGGCAGAGTTCCCTCACCAGCGTCGGTGTCGGGGTCCGCGTCTTGTAGCCATCGCCGGCGAAGATCACCAAGTCGATCTCGTGGGTCTCCACGTACTCCACGATGGCATCCAGCGAGCCCAGGAAATCCGTCAGCCTCGTGCTCAGTCCCGTCTCCGGCACGATGGGCCCGCTGTCATCCGCGCCCAGATGCGCGTCGGCGAAGTGCAGGATCTTCATGCTCTCACCCCCGTTGCCTCTACAAGAATCTTCACTTCAGCGCTAAGGCATTTCAGATATGGTCGGATGCCCAAGCTATTGCAGAGAGCCAATAGGTAGATCAATACATCGCCTACCTCTGCCGCGACATTGATTCGGACCAGGTCCGTTTCGATCAATTTCCGCTTATGATTGCTGCACTGGAAATCGGCGCACTGCGTCAGTAAGATCGGTTCGCTAAGTTCGCCGATCTCTTCTACGGCACCCAAGGCCAGCGTTGTGGGCCCAGCTTTATAACCCTTGCTTTCATACCACTTGGCGATGAATTCCTGCAGGTCCATGATGTTCTCCTAGTTCACACTGATCAGGCTCCCCGCCGGACCCTTCACCACCTCGATCCGGTTCGGGAAAGCCTCTCTCAGTTCGTCGATGTGCGTCACTACCAGGATCAGCTCGAAGTCACCAGCCACGGATTGAATCGCCTCCACGAGCCGGTCCCTCCCACTGGCATCCTGGCTCCCAAAGCCCTCGTCCATGATCAGCGTCTGCAATCTGGCCCCGGCCCTCCGCGCGAGGAGCTTGGAGATGGCGATCCTGATGGCGAAATCCAGCCGGAACCTCTCCCCACCGCTGAACAGGTCGTAGCTCCTCACCCCCAGCTCGTCGCTCACCTGGATGTCCAGCGTCTCCGCGATGTCGCCCTTCTTCGTCTCCCGCTGGCTCTCGAAGGACACGCTCATCCGCCCGTCGCTCATCCGCGCCAGCAGCTCGTTGGCATTCTCCTCGATCTCTGGCAGCACCGTTTCGATGATCATCGCCTGGATCCCGCGCTTGCCGAAGGCCTTCCGCAGCTCGTCGTAGGTGGCCTTCTTCGCTGTCTCCTCCGCCTGTTGCGCCTCCAGTTTCTCAGCCTCACCCCGCAGGTATTGGCAGTGGTCGATCTGCTGTGTCGCCGCCCCCACCCGCAGGTTCGCCCGGGATACCTCATCGCCTAGGCGGTCCACCTGCCGCCGGGCCTCATCCGCGCCCGCCGCCAGTAATTGGAGATTTCGGACCTCTGCCTGCATCTCCTTTTGCCTGAACTCGTTCTCGACAATTCCCTCTCGCAGCGCCGTCTCTTGCTCCTGCCACTCGGCGACTCTCTGCTCCTGCGCCTGGAGCTGGGCGATCTTGCCTAGCAACTCGCTCTCCTGGACCCGCAGGCGATTCCCCTGCGTCACGCTTTGCTTTCGCTCGGCCCATTGCTGTTGCCATCTTTGCAGGTTATGCTCGGCGTCCTTGATTGTGGCTGCGTTCTCGCGGAACTGAGTCGCCTTCGATTCGCCCTCAGTCTGCTTCTGCGCCAGGATCTCCCCCCGATGCTCCTCGGTCAGTTCAGAATCACAAACCGGACACGCGGCGCCTGCCTGTTCCAGGAGATTCATCTCCTCCCGCAGCGCGTCCATGTCCGCCTTCAATCCGTCATTCCTTGCTTTCAGGGTTGCGGAAAGGGCCGTCAGACGAGCAATCTCTTTCTCCTCCATCGACTCGCCTTCCGCCGGAAGTTCCTCGACGCCGGCCAGTCTTGCCCGAATGTCGTCGAGTTCCACCGCACAGGCCGCCAGTTTCGAGCTATCGGTCTCGGAGATCCGCCTCTGTATGGCCGCCACCTCCTGCTTCCTGACCTCGATCTCCCTCTCCAGGTCCGCCAGCCCCTGTCTCTGGAAACCAAGTTCAGCCGCCTTCTCCTTCACCTGGCTGAGCACCTGCTGCGCTTCCTCCAGTTCGGCACCAAGTCGCTGCGCCTCGCCGGCCGCCATCTCCAGCGCCGCCTCGTAGTCCGGCAGCCTCTCTAGATCGCCCCGCATAACCTCGGCCTTGGACGCGATCGCGGTGAGTTGCCCCTCTGCCTCCCGCACGTGTTGCTTCGCGCGCTCTTCCAGGACCTCCCACACCCCCAGGTTCAGGATCTGCGCCAGGATCTCCTTGCGCTTTCCCGGGGGCTGGTTGCTGAACTCATCCGCGCGGCCCTGCAGCAGGAGGGCGGAGTTGATGAAGGTGTCGTAGTCCATGTGGATCGTGGAGTCGATGATCTCCTGGGTCTCCCGCATGGTATCGCCGGTGAGCGGGCTCCAGTGGCCGTTACTGCCGACCTGGAACTCCAGGGTGGAGTTCCCTCTGCCGGCGCTGTCCCTCTGGCGGATGACCCGGTACTGCTCATCGCCAAGCTGGAAGTCCAGCCGGACCTCCATCTGCTCCTCACCGAGGTGGATCAGCTCGTCATCGCGCCGCGCTCGTGCTTGCCCCCACAATGCCCAGGTGATCGCATCGATGATCGCCGACTTGCCGTGGCCGTTCTCGCCGGCCAGACAGGCCAGGTGCAGACTCGACAGGTCCAGCTCCGTCGGTTGGGCGTAGGGCATGAAGTTGGTCATGCTCAAGCGGATTGGTCTCATCTTCTCCTCCCAGAGAAAGTAGAAAGCGGATCATGGCCCGGCCAACCTCTGCATCGCTGGCCCGAGCCCTGATCGTTAGCCGGCTGGTTGAATCAGTCATTTGCCTATGCCGGGGCGGGGCCGGGAACACCCGCCGACTCCAACCCCGCCCCATACACTGTGGGATCCAACTCAGTGCCCGTCACCCTACAGTCCGGGTGGTACATGGATCCCCACCAGCTCCAGCAGCGTGCACATCACCAGTGCCGCCATGATCAGCGCCGCCATCACCTGAGTCGCCCTCTGAATGTCGCTCACCGCTGCCTCCGTCCCCACTGAAGATGTCCGGCCAGAGCGTCAGCATGGCCATCAAGAGCTTGCCGCCGGGCTGCCGCTTGCCTGAGTACAGCAGGCTCAGATACGAATGCGTGATCCCCAGCAACCGGGCAAGGTCCTGGTCCAGTTCTATGCCGAGCTCACTCTGCTTTTCCCTGAGCAACCCCACTACGTCCATGGTAGAACACCTGTCCGGTTACGCGCTGCCTCTTTACGGTAGTAGTATACCTCGTTTCGTTACCGTTGTCAAGTCACATCCGTAAAGTTTAAGGTTGGATGAGGTTTCCAATCCCCACAAAGAGCAGGGAATGGCCTATAATGGAGTCAAACTTCGGGGGCATTTGAACAATGGCATTAGGCGCAACTATCCGCAGGCTCCGGAGGGAGAGGGACCTGAACATCAATGACTTGGCGAAGCTCGTTGGAGCCAAAGACCCGTCCTACATAGGCAAGATCGAACGCGGAAAGATCCCGAACCTGAGTTCAGAGCTTGTCGCGGGGATAGCTCGGGCGCTCGATGTCAGCATTGACTACCTCTACATGGAGGCGGGGTGGTTATCAGCGCAATATGATCCCGGGAAGTTGGATCTCGGGGAGCAGGGCCTGATCGCAGCCATACGCAGCATCCCGACTCCCAGCGTAAGGCAGCTTCTGCTGGAGCAATTCACCTGGATAGCCAAGACCGCGAGAGACGCGGACCTGGCCCGGCAGCCAGCAGAGTCCCCACCGGAATATGGGGAGGAGAAGAATCCATGAAAGCCATGATCATCGTCTGCCTGGCAGCGATTCTAGCGATTTCTTGCAGCCTCTTGCCTGAAGGCCCCCCTCTGGCCGAGCCGATTGCCTGGACGGCCACACCCACATACACACCAACGTACGTGGCGACGAGTACTTTGATGCCTACGCCCACTAACACTCATACTGCCACACCAACGGATGCCGCCACACCAACAGGGACTACGCTCCCTGCCGGGCCGCCGACACAGCCCGCCAGGACTGAGGCCATGGTTACACGCATCATTGATGGCGATACCATAGAGGTTGACATCGCCGGACGGATCTACACCGTGCGCTATATCGGCATCAACACGCCCGAAACCGACCAGGCAGGCGGTAGTGAGGCCACCGAGGTAAACAGGCAGTTAGTGGAGGGACAGGTCGTCCAGTTGGACAAGGATGTCTCTGAAACAGACCGCTATGACCGCCTGCTGCGATATGTCTATGCTGGGGACCTTTTCGTCAATGCTGAATTGGTCCGCCGGGGCTACGCTCAAGCCGCGACCTATCCGCCAGATGTCGCTCATGCGGATCTCTTTGTGCAACTAGAACGGGAAGCCAGAGAAGCGGGAAGAGGACTTTGGGTCGAGTCCGTTCCCCAAGAGACGGTTCCTCCTACGGCGGAGTGGGACTGCAACGGGAACCTATACAACTGTGGCGACTTCTCTTCTTGCGAGGAAGTGATGTCCTATTGGCATGCCTGCCCGGGCGACCCCTCACAGCTTGACAATGATCATGATGGAAGGCCGTGCGAGACTCTATGCGGATAGCATTTGACTACCGAGCGCTCGGTAACTGATCCATGAGGTGTGTGATCTGGGCCGCCGTCAGCAGTCCCTCCCAGGCCTCAGACGAAAAGGATTCCATCCCCTCCCAGATCGAGGCCGGCCGCAGCCTCATCGAACGCACCGACGGCTGGCATGAAGCCCAGGAACCCCTCGTCATTCCCGGCCACAGTAGGAGTTACATCTTCCTCGCCGATGCCGCCGTCGATATGCCTGTGTACACAGAACTGATGTCAATAGCCCGTTCGGGTAGTATTGACCTGCTCATCTGCCGTGGACGTGACAGGCTCGGCCGCACCGATGCGCTGATCGCCCAGGTGGAGGAGTACCTGGCCTCCTACAATGTGCAGGTGCTCTCCCTCTCCATGCCCACCACCGTCCAGCAGCCGGTGCAGTTCGCCGAACAGCGCGATCGCGCCTCGATCTGGATGCGCTCCGTCGAGCGAGCCCGGGCCCAGGATGAGGTGGCGGAGCTCCAGGCGCGCTTCCGCATGGGCACCCGCCGGCGCGTCAAGGACGGCTATCACCCCAACAATCACCTCCCCTTCGGCTATCATCTCGGTGAGGAGGGTTACGGTGTGCCTTATGGACCCGAGGCCGATCTGGTCCGGCGCATCTTCACCTGGTTCTTGGAAGGCCAGACCTACGAGGCCATCCTCCGCCTGGCCCGCGCCCATGCCACCGAGCGCTATCCCCACAACGCCACAGCCGTCAAACACATGCTGAGCTTGCCCTACTATGCCGGCCGGGTGAGCTGGCGCCGCTGGGACCATCGTAAGCGGGACTGGCGCGACTCTGTCGATTTGGTCTCCGCCGAGGGCAAGCATCAAGCCATCATCCCGGAGGAGACCTGGCAGGCGGCGCAACGCGAGATGGCGGCCAGGCGCGAGCAGGGCAAGAGGCATCCCTATACCAACTACCAACTTTCGGGTTTCGTCTACTGCGGGTACTGTGGGGGCCGCATGACCATCACCGGGGGAGGCAGCACCAGAGGCCTCTACCATTACCTGATCTGCCCGCGGCCCCGATCGGAGTGCGCCAGGCCGACCCCGCGCAATGGTCTCCGTCTGGATCAGGTCGAGGAGCAGGTGCTGAATTGGCTCATCGAGCGCGCCACCGAACCTAGCCTCCTCGAGGAGGAACTGCTGCTCCTGGCCGATCGGGGACACGCCGATGCCGCCGATGAGGTGGCGAGTCTACAAGCCGCTGAGAACAGGATCCTGCGGGGCCTGGAGCAATGGACCCGGGACTATGAGGCCTTGCTCATCGATCGCTCCGAATATTACAGCCATCGGGAGCGGCTCGAGGAGGAACTGGAGACCATCCAGGCCGAGCTTGAGCAGAAGCGAACCGTCATCACTCGCCTGGATCGGGAGACCATGGGCCAGACTTTCGCTGAGCTGGTCGCCCCCTCCATCGACACCTTCCGCCGGAGGTGGTCTGCCAGAACCGATCTTCAGGCCACCAAGGCCCTCCTCCGCCAGATCGGCCTGCGCGTCACCATCACCAGCGGCGCCGCCAGCCCCGGCCTCGATGCCTAGCCAAGCTCGCAGATACCAACAGTCGCTTGACTACATCTACTCCTTCGTGGACCAGGAGAAGCTCCAGCCCGACAAGTACGAGCCAAAGCGCTTCGACCTGACCAACATGCACACCCTCCTGGGGATGCTGGGCGACCCCCATCGCCGTC